CCACCAATGGACTGGACTTTCAATAACACTACTTAGGATCTTTCTCTCAAGATAACATTTTAAGTTGTTCTCCTGAGCCCATGTTACTGCTCCTTCAACAACACCATCAAAGTTAGCATCATCAACAATAAGAATAAATTTCTCATCGAGGAAAGGTAACAAATGATTTAAGTTGTTCATCTGTACCATCATATCATGATTTGCGTCATAAAACAAGATGTTGACTTTACTACCACCAAAGTCTTCTTCAGTTAGTTCCTCAACACTTGCTTTAACAAATGCAGCATTACCATTCTCATACTTCTGCCAGTTGTTAACAAAGGTATCATAAGGATTACCACACTCAGTCCACATACCACGATCGACTATCGGTTTAACATTTGGTTCTGAGAAGTCATCAACTCCAATACATTTTGCTTTATTGTTCATGGTAGCAGCGAAGAATGTACTACCAGTATAAGTACCAAGTTCAAGATATACTGCATCATCATGTGAACAAAGACTATTAAGGAAATGTCTTATCCTGTTTGATGATAGTCCTTGAATAGCATATCCTTCTGGTTCAAAGTTAGATGTCTGTGTGTTACCATCGTCTATTGCTTTCAATACTCTCTGAGTATATTCTTCAACAGTAGTAGGTCTTCCTTGTTTCTTGAGGTGTGCATCAACGACTGCTTCACAGTAATTGCAATCCCAACAGTCAAAACCACATGTCTTTATCTTCTCTCTCCATAGAGTAATAGGACTATCTGGTATCTTAAGATCCTCCATGTACTCTTTAAAATCACCTGTGACAAATTCATGTTCAGATGCCCATGCTTCTATCATCTGCATAGACTCCATTAACTTCATGCCATTTTCCCTACCATGCATCTTGAATACATCTATGCCAAGGTCAAGGAACTCTTCCCAATCCTCTCTCCATGGAGGTAAGTTAGCTGCCTTTAATGCATGAGAGTTATCTTCTATATCCCATAGTGAACAAGAATGAGTACTGATAGGATCATTGAAATACTGAGGAGTGTTTTCTGTCCTTGTATTATTGAAATGATAATGCTCATCCATCATAGAGCATCCACCCCAACAACCCTCATTTGCCAATAGAGATAACTCTACTGGTTTACCAATCTCAGCACAATGTTCTTTTGCTTTCTTTATCTTCTTTAATGCTTCCCTATCTCTCATCAAATCTCTATCAAGATTGATGTAATGAAAACCTGCTTTAGCAAGAGCAACTATCTCATTTGGTTTAGTGACATTCCTGAGTATTGTATTCTTGATTTTTAATTCTGGAAATTCCTTTTGAATTATACCTGTGCTAAGCCAACTAGTATGTGGAAGGGTAACTGTCTTAACACCTAGATCATATAACTGTCCAAAGTTCTTTACAAACAGATCCAGTTGTTCTATATCTGGTCTGACATATATGTTATTGAAAGTAGCAGACAACGGTATATCACCAGCATCTTCTGATATTGATTTCGCATTATAATATAACTGCCTTACGTCACCTTGAAAGACATCACCCATTGAGTCTTGGGTGAATGGTGGCATTCTACATGTAAAGTATAAGTCGTAAATATAATCTTTATATCTCTTCAACCAAGGAACAAAAACTGTCTCTGCGTACTTGGAATCAATCTTAGGATTAATTGGAAGACTGAAGACGGATTTTCTCTTTTGGGATTTCATGTTTCACTTCAGGTAATTTAGGAACTTGGGGAACCAAGCGATCAGTTAATTCCGAACCATTAATTTGTGGGGGTGAGAACTTCTCACCATTGAGGAGTCCTTGAACTTGACCTTCCATTTGGTTGGTCATACTTTGAACACCTGCACTTATCAGAGCAGAATGATGTACTGCACCTGACAATATATTTATCTGGTCTTGCTCAGGTAAATTCATGATTGAATCCATGTTACCTCCACCAAGACGACCGAATGCAATTATATCACATGCAGCCTGTTTTGCCATTCTACTCTGCCAGTACTTCCTATCTTCTTCCTCATTGGTTTCAAGATAGTATTCAATACCTTTTTCAAAGTCTACTGTGTCTTCTAGCTCACTAATAAACACATCCATCTCTCGATGAACATGCTTAAGTTTCTCTACGAATAGAGATCTATCATAGTCTGACTTATCTATTTCTAGTTGTATTAACTCTTTTGCAATCTCATCTTCTTCTGCTTCAAGATCCCTTACTAACATCCTTCTATTAATCTCATTCTTCTTGAGACTATACTCTACTTCCACACGAGTATTATCTCTCGTCTGAAGTTCGAGAAGTGCTTGTTGCACTTTCTTATAAGGAGTTATCTGTGATCCTACTACAAAATTTGTGTTCTGGTATTTCGATTGTCCACCCTCTAATTTGTAAGCAGCTTCAACCCAAGTCTTTTTATTTCCTTCTAGGTTTTGCCTACAGAGTGCATCAGAATCCGAAAGTGCCATATGCTAAATCTCCATCAAGTCGCTTTTCATTTTCATCAATGCGGCCAAGTTTTTGACCTTGTTTGATTGGCATACCAACATTCAAGTAGTCTTCGTACAAGATGTTCATATCCCACATATTATCACAGCCTTTAAACTGTGATCTTATTGCATGATATTTGCCCAATAAATTGGCATAATCTAATAAGTATTTATCATGGTTTTTGAGAACTCTTTTTACGAGTTCTGCTTTTTGCATACCTCTTGTCATGCATAATATATCTAGGAAAGGAGTTTTAGCTTCCTCACTCTCTTTGTATTTTCTTGCTTCTTCAAGTTGGTATACCCAACTCTCAGACTCTACGTCACAGCAGTTCTTAAAGTTCTTGAACCTAAGATCAAACTCATGTTCAATAACTAAGATTGCTTGCTTCTTCATGAACTGTACAGCAAGATTTATATGTTCAGGTACAGTCTTTTTCTTTACCTTCTCATAGTCCATGGATCCATCATCTTGCATCACAGCTTCATAGTCTTTGAAGTGTGATCTTATCTCACCTTGAAACTTAACTCCAGTAGTAAATTCCTTTTCATCAAGTTCAACATATCTTCTGAACGTAGACTTAACAGTCTCGAACACAAGTTTATTCATCTTGATAGTTGATACATTGTAAAAATTGAACAACGTAAAGTATGTTGTCTCATGGGGTTTAATATCTGCAGTCCTAAGAGCATCCTCATGGATCATCATATAAATGAAACCCTCTTTTATAAGCTCTTTGTCTTTTATAAACTTCTTAGTCTCAAGTTCTAATGGATGCTGAGGTTCATATTTCGGACGTAGAAATTCCTCATCCTCAATTAGATGTTTTGGAATTCTTTTCTTCCATTCAACTTCAAATTGTTTTTCTTCTATGTAAAGTTTATTATCAGCCATTTTCTAAAGAAGTGATCCTATCCTTCATAGCAGTTATTTCTGCCTTAAGATTTTCGATAGCAACATCTTGTTGATCTTGCTTTTGTTTTGATGCAAGGTCGGTGTTGAACATCATCTTCCTTGCTTCTCCTGTGTGTTGTTCGCTCATTACTGATACCTCAATCCTGTTACTGAGAACGCACCAGTGAAACAACATCCAGAGGACTGTCCTTGGTGACCCTTAGGTTCTGCCTTGAACCCTAATACTATATCAGAGTCAGTAGCATGGAAACGTTTCCATGTTCTATTGTTCTGATAGTTACCTGCACCAGATGCATAGTTACCTAAACAATAACCCCAGTCCTGACCCATTGCCATGTTCTCTTCACCAGATGCAATGTCTGCTTGGTTAAACTGGCCACCAATTGCTGTATTATTTGTATCGTTAAATTTGAGCCATGGCATTGTAACATTGTTACTATTACCATGATAGCAGAAACCCCACTTAGTTGAGAGGTTCTTCTTCCATCCGTTACCACTCCATCCACTTAAGGAGTAAGAGTTAACAGACTCATTACTAAATTCAATATAACAACGACTACCTGTGTCTCCAAATAGATGGCATCTGTACTCTCCCTCAGATCCAGTAGCACCTGAGTTACTGAAACCACCACCAAGACGAGTACACATCTCAGTAATAAAGTTCATTCTCTGAATAGATCCAGGACCACCACCTGCAGTGTATCCTCTTTGAGTTGTTTGTCCTGATGCAGAACCTGGGTCATCAGTACCATCCCAAGTATCCATTGAAGCACCAATACTATCTGGAGTAGTGTTGTATGCATCACCATGACCAGGCGTTCCGTTAGGACCAAATGTCCTGTTAGTTCCTGTATGGAGGTTAACACTAGACACTGAAGAACCACTACCACCATAGGAGTTTACAGTACCATAAACATATCCATTGAAGTCTCCAAAGTTACCATCAACATATGATGCTGCTCTGTCTAACTGATCTCCACGAGAGATTGTAATATCTGTTGCGTTATAGCACTGGTTCACAGATCTCCATGGGTTTGATCCTCTGTAACCACCAACTAAGAACGAGTGTGTGAATATACTTCTATATCTAAACTGTGATCCAACTGTTATATTATACTGCGTACCATTGTAATCATACCAACTACCTTCTCCTGAATATGGAAGATAGTCTCCTGAAGCAACAGTTGGGTTTTGACCACCTGCACCAGTAGTTGTGGTTGGATATGAATTATAATAACCAAAGTTATTATTACCACCTACGTCGCCTTCCGCAGCAAGAGTGGTTCCCCAGAAAGCATTCTTACCATCAGACATTAGGATACCACCCGCAGTCTTAGGACTCTGACTAGGTAATGTTTCAAACAGAACTCCGTTCTGCAACAGGTCTCCAGTAAAGTTTATATTACCAGAAACACTAATGTTCTTGGGAATAGAAATTGTACTTCCACCTGAGGTCAGGGTATTCAGTTGTGTTGTGCCAACATTAACCTGAGACATACTTTACTCCGTTTTCGGGATTGAATCTTTAATACCTTTTATTGCTGTATAAAACTTACTCTTACCTGCTATGTCTCCAAAAACACCTGCTTCGATATCATCATATAAATTACCGAGTTGTTGCTCTATAGTAAGATTTTCAAATGCAGTTTGCCTTTGCTGTTCCCAACCTTCTGGTTCAAGAACGACACGTTGAACTTGTTGCTTATCTTCATTCCAAAAGAAATCAGGAGGATTAGTTCCTTCTTCCATAACCCACTCATCTGGGATATCTACCCACTTATAATCTTCGTGTGTTTCAAAACATTCTTCAGCAGTTTGTACAAACTGAATTGTTTGATTGTTTGCTTTGTCTATTAATGCGTAACTCATAATCTTTTAAGTGTAATTGAATACGATGACACAACCTGCTCCACCGTTACCATTGTTGTGTGCATAACTGTTCTGAGAATAATATCCATATCCTCCACCAGATCCCCACTGACCATGAGTAATATCTTCTTGGTTGTTAGCATAATGGTGTGAAGAACCAGACTGATGCCAGAAGCTACCGCCTCCACCACCTTCTCGGTTAGTACCGTGAGACATCTCACCACCACCGCCAGGTAAGTTGATATCACCACCAGATGCTGATCCACCAGGACCTCCCTGATATGGGTTATCGGTTTGACCACCTTGTCCACCACCTGCTGTGCAGTATGAACCGAAGGATGAAGTACCACCTGTACCTCCTCTACCTCCGTTACGGGCGTATCCACCGCCACCACCGTAAGTGTATCCTACTGAACCTACGTTAGAGACATCAATGTATTTGATAGCAGTAGCACCACCGCCACCACCAGCTCCACGATAAGAGTTATCATTACAGCGAACACCACCGCCACCACCTGTGACGTAAACTAATACGTTACTGCAACCTGAAGGTTTACTCCATGTTCCTGAAGAACCAGAAGTAGACTTACTGTTCCAAGTACCGTTC